TTTCACAAAAAGTGCAAAAACATAGTACCAAAACCCCAAAAACAAAAAAATTTTGAAATTAGTACCAATAAGTACTAAATTATGACTATGGAAACAGGCTTATCTAAAAGAAACCTCACAAAAATACACGCTATTGAGTTATTTGCTCTTAATCCTTCTATTACTATTAAAGAAGTAGCGTCTGAGGTTGGTGTTAGTGATATATGTGTGGCTAAGTGGCGTCAAGATCCTATCTTTATAGATAAAATATATGAAAGGTATATGACTGAGTTTGGTAGTCAGCTACCATCTGTTATTAATGCTATGGTAAGAGAGGCTAAACATGGTAATGTACAAGCTGCTAGGTTAGTGTTAGAGCATAGTGGTAAATTAGTAAAGAACGTCAATATTACCATTGACAGTCCTTTTGAAAAGTTTCTTAAAAGTGAAGATGTAGAAGATGGCGAGTTTGTAGAAGTATTAGATAAGGTTGTTATACCAGAAGATTTACCACCAAGACGTAAACCTAAGACTACTAAAGAAGAAGAAGTTATACTAAATCGTGAAGTTAAAAAAGAATTGAATAAGAAAAAACGTAATGAAAAACGTAAACTGTGGTATGCTTGGAAGAAAAGAGCAGAAGCAGTTGGAATACCACCATTACCTGCTAATAAACCTACTAAAGGTCAAAGAAAAGAGTGGGAACAGTCTATTATTGAGGCAGAAGCTAACGCTTCCTAATTAGATTTACTATAAACACTAGAAATAAACTTAATACCATTATTGTGCCTATATCCATTAAATGATTACCTGAATCGGTTTCTATACTACCTATGGGTGTTTCTACCTTAATTTTTTGTGTTTTATTCATCGTCTTCGCCTTTTTCCATTATTCGCATAAATTTATCTTTTAATCCATTACCTGATAGTCTTGCTATGATTTCTATATTAGCTTTGAATACGCCACGAAACTTCTTAACATCCATTTGTACTTTTTTTTGCTGATCAATCAGCTTAATAATAATACCTTCCAACCTCTTGAAGTCTTGGTCTAGTTCTGTCATTAGAGTTTGTTGTATGAATCGGTTTTGTTTCCATATAAAGAATCCGAACGCTATTGTCATCGCCACAGGTATTCCAAATTGTTCCAGTATTTGAAAAATATCCATTGTTCTCCATTATGCTATGCCCATAAATGATATGTTCTTTGTTTCTAGCAAATCACACATACGTTCATAGGTACTTTTGTCTATATCTACTATTTTATCGTCATAATCTTTCATTTGTTCTGTATTATCATCAATAGTTGTTTCTATTTCTTTCGCAAGAACATCTATAATGATGTTTACTTTTTCGTGCATATTGATTACATTTTTTAGAAGGATTTCAATTAATTCTCTATCAGATTTTTTCATTATTTTTTCCTTATCCGTTTGTTAAGTAATCTAATGAATTTTTTCTCAAAATCCTTGTAAATTCTTGTAAGAGCTGATTTAGTTCCTCTTAATGCAACAACCCTTCTTCCTTTCGCACTATCTTTAAAATGTGGTATAAATTCTCTTGTAGGAACTTCTAATGTTTTTCCACCCTTAACCCAATCGTAAGCTACATTTGGTCTTATTTCTTGTCTATGTTCCTTTGCATAATTAACACCAGTAATACCTTGAGAAGTACCCTTTAAACTATAAGCTAATTTACCTGTATCAAATAAAGGTCTTGCTTTCTTATTTTGTATTCTTCTTGGGTTATTGTCTGATAATTTAGGCTTTACTTTACCGTCAGTTATGTAATCACGAGCTAATTTTGCAGTTTTATCAGCTAAATCAGCATTAATATATTTATCTAAACTTTGTTCGTTTAATACTTTTAAGGCTTTACGAAAATCTATGTTGTACTTAACGTCTATCTTCATTTTGAGGCTCTCTTTGTGCATCGTTAATGATTAATTTAGCATTAGCTTCTTCTATTGTTAAGTCTTTATTGTATTCTACCATAAGTTCGGCACGATTTACAAGTCCTAGATTAAGTCTATGAGTATCAAGAGCAATCTGATCTTGTACTGTCATTGGATATTCAGGTTCATTAAAATCAAGTTTTAGTTTTTCAGGTAATGCTATATTAAAAGTTCTTGCTATATTCCTTTCAATTTCGTATATTTCGTGCTCGTATTGTGTGAATAAAGCTAAATCATCTTGGTAATCCTCAAATCTTTCTAAATCTTTAATTTTTAAAGCAATACCACTTGGTGTTTCGCCACCATCTTGTGCAAACTGTACAAATAAATGATTATTTTGTGCTACAAGCTCCATTTGGAACTTAACATTCTCAATTACCTTTTCAATATCACCTGCTGGAGATTTAATATCGTAATTTGCATCAGAAGGCAGTTCAAGTATAACATCTGAACCAAATCTTTGATTATTACCTAAATCTGCACCTGAAACGACAGGTTGTCCAAACATTTGGAATCTTAAACCTAGTTGCATCTCAGTCATTGTAATATTAATGTGTTCATTAGCAGAAATAATGTCATTTGCACCTTCTACATAGAAACTATCACATTGATGTTCTCTATGTGTAAATACAAAAGGTATATTACCATATTCGTGTGTACCTTCTTCTAAAATAGTACCTGATTCGTCAAAAATATAGAAGTTTTCACTATTCCAATGTATGTATTGTGCATTGTCTGTATTTGATACATCGTCTGTATAATTCATAAGTGGATAAGAAATAGCTATTGGTCTAAATGGGTCATCTCCGAAAAAGGGATGAAAGTAATATATAGGCTGATAATCAAAGTAAGGTCTTTCAGCATCTACATACATAATTCTACAAGCTATTGTTCCAACCAATCTTGTCATTCTTTCTATATGTTTCATTTTAGTATCTTTTAGTTTAGTAAGTTCATCATATCTTTCACTAACATTTCTATCAGCACCAACAGTATATATTCTTGACATCTTGTTGATAAACTTTTTAGTTATGTTAGCTTCGTATGGAGGTACTTCTCTAAACGCCTCTAAATCAAATCTTTCTTGTATATAGTAACTAGTATTGTTACCATTGTAATAATCAAGTAGTTTATTTATGTAAAACTCACGTCTTTTGAAATTTTCTATTTTTAATGAATTTAAACTTTCTGTAATCATTTGTGTACTAAACATTATCTTTGCCTCACTTTTATTTCTCTATTTTTGATTGGAAAATGGTTTATAAAAAAATACCTAAGCATATCGCAACCATGATCGTGAAAACCATCTTTTAATGGTTCTTGTTTTAGTGGTTTATTATCTTGTGCTTCTGGGTATCTGTAACTTTCTAAATCTTCTGCCATACCTATGCAGTTATTGTTTAAATGTAGGTATCTTTCTCCATTAGCATTTTCTATATAACTTCTAACGTGATTAACACCTGCTGTAATGCTTCTTGAGGCTTTATCAGTAATAGTTCTAACGTCAATACCTCTTTTTCTGAATATTTCTATATCGCCAACACCTGATTGACCTTGTGCTTGTAATCCTGCTGGATCACCATAATACCTTGATACCATATATGGTTTAGCTTTTATCATTTCTGCTAATTCATCTGTTTTAATATTTGTCTGATGTACTATTTCATCTATCATATTTATGTGCCATTCTCCATTGACAATATACGTTTGAAACCATCCCACACTAGGCATCCTGTACCCAAAATCAATACTACAAAAAACAGGCAAGTACTGATTATAAGGAAAATAACCGATGTCAAGATTCCTGTCAAAAGGATAAACCCTACCTTCAAATGATGTAAACTGTGCTCCATACTCTTGGTCATAAAGTTCTTTAGCCATATTACGTTTTCTTTCGACCAAAAACTTATCATCTTTACCATCAGGAAATGCAAAACTATTATCCCAAGATGGTGCTTGATGAGATTCCCAAAGTTCATCACTTTTTCCAAGTAAAAATAAATCATATAACCAATTAAACCCTTCTGGCGTTGAAATGAATATTGCTTTACCTTTTCTATCAGATAGAGTGGGAGATAAATACATATCCCAAATTCTTGGTCTTACTTTAGCAGCTTCATCTACTATAAGTAAATCCAAACCTTCACCTACAAGTGAATCAGGATTATCTGCTGATTTAGCTTCTACAACAGTACCCCATTTAAATTTGATATATCGTTCTTTCTCACTAGCCTTGATTATGTCATTTTGATGTCCTTTTACCATTTTATCCCATATTTCCCTGAACATCAAATCGGCTTTATCATATGAAAGACCGACTAACCATATTCTTTTGTTCGGCTGGGAGGCGTAGAATGTCGCTTCCATTGCCGATGCAGTCGTCTTCCCGAATCGCCTCCCACATATCATTACAAAAAACCTTGCTGTTTTTTTTGTAGGGTAATGCAATTTTTTTTGACCATCGTGTGGAGTGTAGCCTAAAAATTCAAACCATTTTTCTTTATATTTATTTAAATCTTGCATTATTCTACTAAAGTAATTTAAGTTATAACGTATGATAAATACAAGATATAGTATTTTGTTACATAAAAAAACACAATATATAGGAGGGCAGTATGTCCGAAGAAACTCAAGTATCCAATGAAACAGTAGTGGAAAAAGATACACAGAATGAAGTTCAAGATAATGCTCAATCTGAACTTATAGCAGAAAGCAAGAAGTATAGAAAAAGAGCACAAGACGCTGAATCAAAATTAGGTGAATTACAAAAACAAATAGAAGCTCAAGAAAATAAAAAACTTGAAGAAGAAAAACAATTCCAAGAGTTAGCAAATAAGTATAAATCTGAAAGAGATGAGTATTCATCTTATAAAGATAAATATACAAGTTTAGTTGAGCAAAGAAAAAACTCATTGTTAAGTAGATTACCTGAAGATCAGCACGACAAGTTTAAAGATAAAGATTTAGACGTTTTAGAATTTATGGTTGATCAACTAAAAACTAAAGCACCTGAACCTTCTGCAAGAAATCTTGTTGGTACTAAAGGAACTGAATTTGGTGGTTACGAATCTTTAGAGGAGTTTGCTGTCAAAGACCCTAAGGGTGCTGAAGAATACTTGAGGAAAAATGTTAAGGGTTTTAGTTTTGGGAGAAAAAACCGATAACTTTTTAAGGAGAAAAAATGGCTCAAAGTAATGCAGTAAGTGATGTTGGAGTTAGTGCTGGTGGTTTAGGTACAGCCATAGCTTCAGCTATCGTTCAATTTAATAAAGCAAATGTTACTCAAAATTGTATAACAATGTCTGCTGCTCCACAAGGAACAAGCACAGTTAAATTTCCTATATATACAAAACACGATGTAACACACGCTGACTATGGTGTAAAAAATATGGCTTCAGGTGCAGAAGAAACTGATGCTAACTTAACAAGTATTGAAACAACTTCTGTTTCATTAGAAGTATTAAGAAATGCTATTAGAGCAGAAATTACAGATTTAGCTGCTCATGGTAATGCTGATGCTTTACTTGTTAATGCTGGAAGACAGCTTGGTAATGATATAGCAAAAGAGTTTGATGTTAATGTATGTGCATTATTTGATGGTTTTGCTACATCTAAAGGTACATCTACAGATGGTCTTAAATTTTTGGACCTTATGGATGCTGTTGCTTCATTAGAATCTAATGATGCTCCAAGACCTTATCATGGTATATTTCACCCTTCACAAATATATGGTGCATTTGGTTTATCAAATGAGTTTGGTATAAGTCAAGTGCAAAATAGTAATGGTGCTTTCAATGGTGCTCAAGGTACATCTGTTGGTGAACAGTTTATGGGCGCTGGTTTTGTTACATCTATTGCTGGAATTAATATTTACACATCAACATCAGTTCCTAATGGTGGCGATGCTACTGAGAAAAAAGGTGCAGTTATGGCTGAAACAGCTATTGGTTGTGGTTATATTGATTTCGGTGGTGGAAACTTTATGCAAATGACACAAGAAAGAGAAGAAGTTCAAGCTAAAACAGTATTAGTAGCTAATGGTTACTATGCAGTTGCAGAACTTGTAGATCTTCATGGTGTTGAAATACACACAGAAATATCATAAATGATATAAATATAGGGAGGCGTAAAAACCTCCCTATAACTTATTATGAAGAATAAAAAAGATATAGGCAATTTAAACAATAAAGAATTTGGATGTGAGTTAGATCCTACTAACAAGTTAAAACTTGTTGAAGATAAGGATAAAGGTCAAAAAGCATACTATAATGGCAAACCAATGAAATATATGGATTATATGCAAGAAGTTACTAATAGAGTAGAAAGAAACAAAAAAGGTAAAGGTGCAGATAATATTGGTGTTTTTAGTGGTGTTAGTTTTGATGATAATGGTAATATTGTAAAACCTTAAATGGAGAAAAAAAATGGCTGAAGATAAAAAAGTTAAAAAAGTAGTAAAAAAAGCAAAACAATTAAAAATTACAAAACCAAATGGTAAAATAGTATATAGAGAAAATTTAAAAGGTATAGCTAATGGCTACAAAGCTAAAGGCTGGAAAGTTGAGGAAGTGTAATGATTATATTTACTCCAAAAACAACAGAAGCAGCTTTAGGTACAGATGATTCAGGTTCATCTAATATTGGTAGCAGTGAGTTTGTTAGACTATATAATTCAGCAGCAGCTGGTACAGAACATTTAATTACACTAAATAGTTCTGATGGTACTGATTTAGGCACATTTTCTTTAGAAGGTTTAGATACTGTTATTATTAGAAAAGATGCAACTGATAAATTATTTGCAGCAAATGCAGCTGTAAAAGCTTGTGGTGTTGATATTGTAGAAGTAGCACAACCATCAAAGTATAGTAAATCGGTTGGATAATGTCTTTAATAGATAGTATAAAAAAACACGAAGGATATGTCGGTGTAGTCTATAAAGATAGTCTAGGTATTGATACTATAGGTTATGGCTTTGCAATAAAAGATTTAGAATTAGATGCCGACATTTGTGATATTATTCTTGAACGTAAAATTAAGAATTTACAAGATAGAGTAAAAGTAAAGTTTAAATGGTATGGATATATGCCACAAGAAATTAAAGATGTGGTTATGGAAATGTGTTACCAATTAGGTGTAGGTGGTTTTAGTAAGTTTAAAAAAACAATAGCATTTTTACAGAACAAACAGTTTATAGATGCTTCACAAGAAATGCTTGATAGTCTTTGGGCGAAACAAACACCTAATAGAGCAAAAGAATTAAGTAATAGAGTAAAAGAGGTAGAGGTTGGATCTTGACAGTTTAAAAGTTGGTGGGCTTGGGCTAAGTGGATATATAGTACAATGGGTAGATATTTTTAGTCCATTGGTAGAATTAAGCTATATGGTTGTACTTATTGCTTATTTTTTATATCAAATTAAAAAAATAAAAAGTGAGATAAAGTAATATGTCAAAAGGTGTTGTTAAAAGAGTAATAGTAACGCCTGACAAACACTTTCCTCTACACGACCAACCTTCAATAAACGTATTAAAAAAAACTATAGAAATAGTCAAACCTGATGCTTATGTTGATTTGGGAGATGTAGGTGAATGGGAAGCGTTTTCAGCTTGGAAGTATAAACGTAAGAAAGCTCCTCCTCTTGAGTTTTTAATAGAAGATTTTAAAAAAGATGTAAAAGATGTCAATGAAGGTATGGACCAAATTGATGAATCTTTAGATAAAGTTAATTGTGAAGAAAAATACTTTACTGAAGGTAACCACGATAATTGGTGCAATATGGCTGTTGATAAATATCCATATATACCACAGTATAAATTTGCTAATGCAGTAAAACTTAAAGAAAGAGGGTACAAATATATTCCCTTTGGAAAAAAGTTAAAATTAGGTAAATTATACCTATATCATGGACACGAATATGGAGGTCAATACCATACAAGCAATCATTTGCGAAAGTTAGGTGCAAATATTATGTATGGGCATTGGCACGATATACAACAAATGTCTGCTACACATTTAGATGGACCAAAGTCTGCTTGGAGTATTGGATGTTTGAAAGATATGAGTACAGAAGCAAATGCTTGGCTTAATGGTAGAAGTATAAATTGGGCACACGCTTTTGCAATAGTAGATTTTTATAGAGGTGGATTGTTTACAGTCCACATAATACAGATTATCAATGGTAAAACTTCGTTATGGGGTGAGTTAATTGACGGAAATGGGAAATGATGGTGCAAAAGATAATAATACAGGCTGCTGTAAAATTACTAGCAAAACAATTCAAATTAGATAAAATCCTAAAATACGTTGAAGAACCAAACGAATTAGACGATACAGTCGAAAACCACGAGAATCGTATAAAAAATTTAGAGGCACTTGCACATCCAAAAAGGGAATTTGTTAGTTGCTCTAAATGTCAATCTAAAATAGAGGAGAAAATATGTTAGATTTTTTATCAAGTAATACAGGATTATTAGTGGGTGGTAGTGGTGCAGGAATAGTGCTATACATCCTCAAAAAGATACCAAACGAGCAAATTTGTGCTTGGGTGGAGGGTATATGTTATGCAGCAGGTAAATGTATGACTTTAGGATTATCAAAATGGAAATGGACAAAAAACTTTTGGAACAGTACAATAGAACCTTACTTTATTGATCTAGTAGATAATTTAGTAGGTGGTGCTGTAAGAGGTTTTATTAAAGGATTGAGAGTAGATAAGTAATGCCTTACAAGACAAAAGATGCAAGATTAGTTAATGAAGTTACATTAGGTGATGGCTATCCTTTGTCTAACAATTTACAACCTATTAAGGTGGCAGGTGAGGCTTCTGCAATAGAAGTAGCAAAAGCCTTGCCTGATGAAAGCAATAACGCTAAAGTCAAAATTAAAGGTGATTTAGAAGTAACAGGAACTACAAAAGGTGTAGTTGATGATAGTGATATTGTGCATATATCAGGAACAGAAACAATTACAGGGGCTAAATCATTTAGTAATCATGTAGTTTTAAATGATGATCTTAATTTATATATAGGCTCACAAGATAATAACGATTACATATATTCTGATGGTGCTAACATAAATGTTGCTAAGGATGATAGTGATGTAATACAAATAAAAGATATTGAAATAAGGTCTGAAATTCCTATTAAAATACAAGAAGCATCATCTGCAAATGGAGATACAGCAGGTAAAGGTCAAATATGGGTTAAAAACGATACACCTAATAATTTATACTTTACTAATGATGCAGGTAATGATGTACAAATAACAAATGGTAGTTCATTAGCAAGTGGTGGTGGTTCAGAATTTAGACAATTAATAAATGCAGGATTTAATTATAGTTCAGCAGGTGGAACATTAGTATATATACCACTTGTTGGATATATAATAGAGTGGACAAGTCAATTTGGTAGAAATGAATATTTATCTTATGTTGCACCTTATGATGGCTATCTTAACCAAGTAGTATTTAGAAGTGAAGAAGCCTGTGGCTCTACAGTTGTAGGTTTTCACAAATCATCAACAGGAATAGAAGTACCAAGTTCAACACCAAGTGCAACAGTAACAGTAGATATGGCTGCTGATGATACGTCATACAAATTTGCATTTACAAGTAATAACACATTTAGTGCAGGTGATATTATTAATATATCATTTGACCCTACAAATGATGCAAATGATGTAGTATTTACAGCAGAATTTATATTAGATAGCAGTTCAGGATTATAGGAGAATAAATGGGAAGTTTAGCAGGAAAGTCGCCAAGTGCGACATATAAAAGTTTATTAAAGGTATCAGATGAAACTAATGGTGTTTCAACTTCAGTATCTCAAATAGAAGATGGTGAAGGCACTTCTACTTGTTTATCAGTAAGTGATGATAGTTTATTAATTACACCACAAACTGATAACTCAACAGCTACATTCGAAGTCAAAAATACTGCAGGTTCAAGATTATTAAGAGTAGATACAAGTAATTCTGTTTGTAAAGTAGGTTCTACATTGACTCCTGCAAATAGTCAAATAATTGAGTTTCACGCTAAAACTTTAGTTCCTGCAGGTGCAGGTACACATCATTTTGTAGGTAGAGGTATGTCAGGATATTTTGGTGTGGCTACAGAAATGTCAAATGGAACAGGTACAGATCCTGCAACCACATTTGATGCTGGTGCTTCAACAGATGATTTATTACAAAATTTATTTATTGTTCCTGTAAACTCAACTATAGATGCTTGTAAGTTTATGGTTTCTACTATAACAGATACAGATTGTACTATAAATGTACATTTATACAAATTTACAATGACAAATGCAGGTGGTACTGATGATGGTAATTTAACAGGTGGTACATTACTTGCAAGTGGACAAGCAACAGCAGTAGATAGAAATGTAATTAAAACAGTTGATTGCACAATAGACAGTTCTGCTGTATCAGCAGGAGAAGTTATTGCTTGTTTCGTAGAAAATGAAACAAACACAGATTCAATATTTATTCAAACACAGGTTTTATACCACTTTAATTAGGAGAAGAAATGGCAAGATTAGATGCAAAATTAGAAATATCAACAGGATTAGGAAATGAATATCTTTGTGAAATGCAAGATAATTATACTGAAGTTAAATCAATAGTACAAACAGTAGATAATTCAGATGAATTTACTCAAATTGTAACATTTGGTACAGCAAGTTCTATTGGTGGTGATGCAGGTATAAGAATGTCAGGTGCTAAATTAGTAGTTGTTAAAAACAATAGTGATATACCTATAGAAATACTATTAAATACAACAGAATTTAAAGATAATTCTAATGTTGATGAATTGAATAGTGTTGATTTAGGACCTGATTCTGCTACATCAATTAGAAATACATCTTATATTATTGCTGCAAATGAATATATGGTTTTACCTAGTACATGGATGGTAAGTTATGCAGAAGCACATTCAGCAGCAAATGCAAAAACTATTAGTAATCAAGGTGGTTTTGACGTAAATAGTGGCAAACTTTATAGTGCAGCTATAACTGATATTGCAACAGCTTTAGAAAATGATACTACAACTTTTGTTGTTGATGATACAGATTTTTTTAAAGTTGGAGATTTGATACAATTAGGTTCTACAACAGGCACAACTGCAACCAATATAGAGATTGCAAAAGTTGTATCAATAACCAATACAACAACTATGGAGTTAGAAAGAGGTTTATATGGCTCAATAACTGCTGATAAAGATGCACAAACTGATTCTACTAATGGTGCTGTAGTTAATGCTAAAGTTTATTTACCTTTTTTTAATACACAAGAAGATTATGATAAATACCACGATGATGCAAATGCAGTAGGAAAAGTACAAACAAATTCAAGTGGTAGATACACAGCACAAAATTTATTTGGTTATGGTAGAACAGCAGATGGTGTAGCTAATGGTATTGTAAAAGGTTCTTTTGCTTTAAAGTTTTATAATTCAGGTTATCAAGAGTTAGGTTTATCAGGTATCACGCCTTCAACTAATACAGGTTTAGCTGCTTCAACAACATATCAATTTAATATAACTGTTGATGGTGGTTCTACTTTTGTAGATTTAGCATTTACAACTGATGCTACAAACCTTAATTTTGGAGGAAATAATGGTGTTTTACAAAAGATTCAATCAGCACTTGATACTCAGTTTTATACATCAGGAAACCTTTTTGAAAAGCAAGTTACTGTTGGTATTGTAAATGGTGATGTTAGATTTACATCAGGAACTAGAAATAGAGTATCTGCAATAGCACTTGCAGCACCTGGATCTGGAACTACTCCATTTGGAGTTGGTAGAATACCTGCTATAGGTAGTATAGAAAGTGCAGTAGCAGCTTCTTTACCTGATGATACTATTGAAGATAAAACATATAATACAAGTGTATCAAATAAATCAGCATTTGCTTATGATGATGCTAAAGGTAATATATTAGGTGTAGCAACAGGTACATTAAATTATGAAACAGGTGCTATAGATATTACTGGACCTGCTAATGCTGAATTTGTAGTTAGCTTTAATTATGATTCGGCACATAGTGGAGGTTTAGCTGCTGCTAATACATGCCAAAAATTAAAAGCTAGAAGTTTAAATAGTAAAATAGATGCAGAAATAGAAGTATTAGGATTCGTATAAAGGAGGATAATATGCCATATCATACGCCAAAAAAAAGAAAATATAAAAATAAAAGTAAAAAAAGAAAGAAAAAGTGAAATGGCTAAATACAGGGGTAAATCAGTTAGATTAAATAAGCCATCTCGTATTAGAAAAGGTCAAATTAGTTATGGAAGAAAAAAGTTTCAAGTATATGTACAAGATGGAAGTAGAGTAAAAAGAGTAACTTTTGGTGATCCTAATATGAGAATTAAAAAGTCAAGTCCTGCTAGACGTAAATCGTTTAGAGCAAGACATAGATGTGCAACGCCTGGTCCTAAAACAAAAGCAAGATATTGGAGTTGTAAAAAATGGTAAAAAGACGTAGAAAAAGTACAGTAAACAAAGCAGGTAACTATACTAAACCTGCTATGAGAAAAAGATTATTTTATAAAATTAAAGCAGGTAGTAAAGGTGGTAGAGCAGGACAATGGTCGGCTCGTAAAGCACAAATGTTAGCAAGACAATACAAAGCTAAGGGTGGAGGATATAGATAGTGGCTTTAAAAAAATCACAAAAGTCTTTGAAGAAATGGACAGCACAGAAATGGGATTATGTTTCTAAAGGAGATAAAAACAAACCTAAATCTAAACGTGGTAGATATTTACCTAAATCTGTTAGAGCAAGTCTTACACCTGCACAAAAAGCATATGAAAATAGAAAAAAAAGACGTGCTACTAAAGCAGGTAAACAAAGAGCAAGTTATTCAAAGTCTGTTAGAAGAAAGATGAGAGGTAAGTAATGGCAGCACCAATATATTGTACACATAAAGAATTAAAAAGAGTATTTCCACAACTTGATAGTTTTGATAATAAAAAACCTGTATATGGTTGGACAGAAGTTTCAAGCAATAAATATGCAGCACATAATAGTGGTTTAGTAACTCAATGTTTTGCAGATGGAGAAGATCTAGGACCTGCACAGTCAGCACATACTGATTTAAAT